CGCAGCGGTGTGCGCCTCGAGCGCTTGGATCAAGCGTTCCTCCACCTCACACCCCCATATGAACGCGCAGGGGGATCAGCAACCGCTCGACCCCCATCGGCAGGGCTATGGGAGTCCCCTTGGTGATGACGTCTTCCCGGTTCGCGTAAAGGTGGCCGACTGTCAGTAGCACAGCCGACCGGACCAGATCGGTCACCACAATCGGGCAATCGCCGGCCGAGCCATCTTCGATTGCAGACTCCATCTCCGCTTCGCTCGCGAAGACCCGGCGATTCAGAAACCCCTCGGCGAGCTGCACGGCCGCGTTGATCCATAACTGGATCAGATCGTCCTCTTCGTCGTGGTCAACGCGCAGATGAAGCTTGGCTTGCTCCAGGCTGACAATCGGCATCACACCCTCTCGTAAGCCAACCACGTACCAGCAACGTGGACAATCTCTCGGCCTTCGTCGCAAAGGTCATTCAGCGTCTGAGTGACCTCAACGGTCGGCAGGCAGTTGTCATCGTGGAAGATGATGATTCCCCCCGGCCGGACAACCTTGCGCGCGAGGGAGTAGTCGTTCATTACCCCCTGGCGGGAATGATCCGCGTCGATGAACGCCACATCGGCCTGCGGCAGATCAGCCGGCGTCAGGTCGAAGCTCCCTCGCCTGCGCACGATGAGTTGGAAGCGCGGATCGTGAGCGGCCAGGTGTCCGGGCTTGATCGGGATCTCCTTTCGCTGCACCGGCATGATCGTCCTGTAGTCGCGCGTCACGTCGATCCCGACATACTTGGTGATGGTCGGAACATTACGGAGTACAGCAGCCGGCGTCCTGCCCTCGTTCACCCCGAACTCGATCACAACCGCAGCCTCGACGGACTCAATCAGGTGCATCAAGACCTCGATCTCGCCCGGGTGGAAATACCGCGTCGGCAGGCCCTCGAGGTCGTACGCGCGCGGCTTGATCTCAACGGACCGGCGGTTGCGCTGTATGTTCATGCACGAACTCCAATAGCCTGCGCGTTGCGCTCGGCATATCGATCCGCTTCTCGCAGCGATGGGAATGCGAGAAGCAGTCACATGGTTTGATGGTGTCAATTCCCAGCGTGGGCGTATACGCCGCACCAGCCGAGAACGACGATGACTTTTCATAGCCGCCAAATACGCCGACCACCGGGGTGCCGACCGCCTGAGCCAGCACCAGCGCAAAGCCCGGTGCCGTGTAGACCAGCCCGGCCCGCGCTGTCAGCGCAGCCAGGATCTCGATGTCGAGCTCGCCGCCGTGATAGGTCACGTCAGCATCCACGGCGGGACCGACCATCCATTCCTTGCGAGGCGCCAAGTCGGCCACGCTCACCACAAAGAAGCGGTCCCGGATAGCCTTGAAAAGCTCGCCATACGCTGCATGGCTCGGATTCCGGTTCCTGCACCCGCCCCACTCTGTACGCTCAACCAATGGCCGGTAGATCATCAGCGGCTTACTCGGCTGCCACTGCGCAATCAGCTGATCCGCCCGAGCGAACCATTCGTCCGGAATAGGCAGCCTGAAATCCCCCGGCCGGACGCCGCACTGGGCGGACATCGCCGCCAGTACCGCGCCATGCTGACGTACCGCGTCAGGCGGGTAATTGACCTTCAGCCGCCTCGCATAGGCGGGCGGCGGCTCCTTCGTGAACCGGTCCGCCTCCCGCTGCGCGTTCTTCGCCTGCGTTCTCAGTACCGAGCCCTTCGAAATCAGCTTGAGGTCCGGCATGTCGTGATACAGACACGGCCAGGGCGTCTCAAGCCAGACCTCATACTTTTCCATCAACTGCCGAATCACCGACCTTTGATGCAGGTTATCCCCCAGGCCGTGCATGCCCTCCACGAAGAGAGCCGGCTTCTTCTGGCTCGACAGCGCCACCTCCAATGGCTCACGCGGGAAACAGCGCAATGCCGTTTCCCGGGAGCAGTTCACGATCTCTACGCCTTTCAACCTGCCCGCGAGCTGTGCGAACTGCCCCGGCCAGAGCTTGACCACTCCCGCGTTACCCAACCCCTGCGGGTGGTCTCCATGCCAATGAGTACGGCCACCGGTGTGCTGGCAGTCATACCCGAGAAGGATGATCCGCGATGCGCCCCAGTGCGCTGCCAGAGCGATCGCCCCGAGGCCAGAGTTCGCGCCATGCTCGAATCGCACTCGGCGCGCACCCGGAGCCTGTACCGGGGCCACTCGCTCACCCCGAAAGGCCATGCTGGCTTCCTCACCGTAATGCCGCCACCAGGCCAAATCCATGGCGTACAGGACATCAGCCCACGGGGCCAGGCGGAACGTGGTGTTGGTGACGATTACCCCGCGGCCTTCTTCCTCTTGCCGCCACGCCCGGACGGCTTCGCAGTCGTCTGCGGTAAGGCTTGGGCCGCTGGCGATGCAGACGACGGTGTGCCAGCGGCCCCCGAAGGGTTTTCCCCTTCTGACCCCTCGAGTATGCGCACCAGCCCACGGCTGGCTAGCTGAGCTGCAGCTTGAGGAGAAACTTCAAAAGCCTCGTTCTTGCGGCGCAGCCCGTTGTGCTCCATGGACTGAAGCGCAATCACTCGAGTCATACCAGCCCCCCCGATCAGGCGCCGGACGAGGTGGGCTCGACACCGTCGAAGTCCCCCTTCACGAAAGCCTGGGGACGGTAGACGGTCAGACCCACGCGCTCTTCGCAGCGGATCGTGAGCATGTTCTTGACGAAGTTGTCGCGGTCATGCTCGGAGATCGCCACGGTCACGTCTTCGCGATCCCAGCCTTGGACAGCCAAGCCACCGCCGAAGGCGCCGACGAGGAAATCGCCCGGGTCCATAGCTTGCGTGGGCACCACATTGCGGCCCCACAGGGCAGGCAAATTCTGGGCCCGCGGATTGGCGAACAAATAGCCGTTTTCCTCGGTCTTGGTCAGCTCGATCGCGGCCCAGTCGATCGGGCTGATCACAATGCCGTCCGCCCAGTACTCCGCCAGCTCCACCTGCAGCAATGCCAAGCGCAGACGGTCGATTCGGGTCTCGGCCTGAACAACCACGCCCGGGTTGGCGTAGCTCGAGGCCTGCGTGAAGATCCCATTGATATTCAGGCCGACACCGGTGCCCTTGAGCAGTTGGAGTTCTTCCTTGAACTTCAGGCCATAACGCAGGCGTCCATCGATATAGGACTGCAGCATAGGAACATCCGCAAGCACCTGTTTGGACGCATGCACCCAATGCGCGATGGTGACAATAGGAGCTTGGTCACCCTCGAACGTGATTTGGGACTCCGGCTTCCCGGCGCTCGGGTTTTCGGACACCGGCGCGGCGTTGTTCGTATACAGCAGCTCGCGGGCATACTCCACGCTGTTGCTGGTCGTCGTGCCCCACGTGATCAGATCGCGGATGGTCAGACGCCGCAGCCCAGGCGCAATGATGCCTGGCACACGGTCCGGCACGATCAGGTCGCCGGCAGATGCGGCATCAGAGGTGACCGCAGCCTTCAAAGAGATTCGGAAGTCCCCACGCGGATTCGCTGCGTAGGCCTGGAACTCCTCGCTGTCCGTGACCATGGAGCCTAGGGATTGCGGCCGGCCCACAGCATGTTCGCCATCCTGGACCTTAATCAACTGCTGTTCGGCGGTTGCCAGACGCGCCTGAAGCTCACCTTGCTTGGTCAGCAGCTCATCGACGGCGGCGCGCGTTTCAGCGGTCAGCCGTCCGAGGTTCTTGGTTTCCTCCATGGCCTTCTCGGCCAGGGGCTTGATTTCGTTGGCGATGCGGTTGATGCCCGCAGTCAGCTGCTCGATTTGTTGCTCGATCGGTTGAGGCATGATGCCCTCCTTAGATGTTGTTGACGAGGCTAATTGCGACGGAAAGGCCATTGGCAACCGAATCACTCAGGCTGCGTACGGTGACATCCTGCTCACCGCTGCCAGCCGAATCGCTCAGGCTGGACTTGAAATCGGAGATGAGGCGTTGCGCCTCGCTGCGCGGGAGCCCCGCTGCGCGCAAGGCCGACTCAAGGCGCCGGATGACGTTGGCCGAAGCTTTCGCGTCGCCGCTGCTCACTTGGTCGGACGGCAATAGCTCGTCGGCGAAACCTTGCTCAATGGCTTGGCTCCCGCCGATCCACGTCTCGCCGTCCATCTGACGCTGCACCGTAGCGACATCCCGCCCTGTCCGTGCGGCATAGATGTCCGCCATGGCCGCGTCGAACGGTTCCATGGTGTCGGCGAACTCGCGCAGGTCGTGACGGTTCCCCTGGGCGACTACCCAGCAGTTATGGATCATCAGGAAGCCAGCGCGGGCAATCTGCACCGTGTCGCCCGCCATGGCGATGATCGACGCAGCGCTTGCAGCGAGCCCGAGGATCTTTACGGTGACGGTTCCCTCGTGCTCCCGCAGCAGGTTGTAGATCGCCATGCCTTCGAACAGATCACCGCCAGGCGAATTGATATTCACCGTCACGGGACCCGGGCCAATGCTGCGCAGCGCTGCAGCAATCCGCTTCGCGGTGACGCCCTCGCCGGTCCAGTAGTCGTACCCGATGACGTCGTAGATGCTGATGCTGCGGTCGCTTTCGCCCTGGGCCCGCACCCCGGGATCCCAGCTGGCAAGAGCTCGCGGCGACAGCTGAAAGTTGACGCCCGCGCAGGGCCGAGCCGCCGGAGCGCTCGGCAGATCCTTATTCAGTGACATGAGATTTACCCCTGTTGGGAGGTGGTAGCGCCCAGTTGATCGATGGGCACCAACGCCGTCTGGACGGTCAACACATCGGCATTGCCACCCATCGGCGGCAAGTTTTCGAGTCGACGCACTTCGTCGCGCGTCATGATCCCGTTGTTGACCATCATCGATTCGTACTGCGCCCGCGCCGCGCTATCCGCGCGAAGCAACCCCTCGACAGCAAACTCGGCGTAGTACTTGGTCTGATCAACCGGGCTCAGCAAGTCCTTCGCAATCGCCTGCTCGATGCGAGTGAGCCACGGACGCAGCGTGAACGTCAGAAACCCGATCATCTGCTGCTCGATCCCCGTCCCCCAAGAGGTGGAGTTGGTGGTGTGCCCTACCATGTGCGGGGGGACACGGAACCATCTGCAGATCTCCTCCACCGAGAACTGCCTCGACTCGATCAGCTGCGCGTCTTTCGGCGGAATGCCGATGACCTTCGCATCCATCCCTGCTTCCATGGTGATGGTCTTGCCGGCGTGAAGAGCTCCACTGAACCGCTCGACAGACTTGCGGAAGTCGTCGCGCTGCTCCGGCTTCAAGACCCGATCCACCTTGAACGCCACGGTCGGTGCAAGGCCTTTCTCGAATGTGCTGTTGGCGGCTGCGGTGGCTGCCAAGGCAGAACCGAAGACGGACGCGCCGTACTCAATGGCACTCACGCCCCAATCCCCGTCGAGCGTGAATCCTGGGATGCGAAAGATTCTCTGCTCCGGGATCTCCCGCTGTTTCCCGGCTAGATCCGTATACCGGTAGCGCCTGCGTCCACTGGCATCGCGGGACACATAGAGACGATGTGGAACCAGGAACTCCAACGACACCAAGCGGTTGCCCAGGTACTTCTTTTCGGCGAACCCATTGCCGCGAAGCAGCATGGAGGCGATCATCGCCTCCCAGAACACTGCCGCAGTCGAATCGGCATTCGGTCGAGCGTGGATGAGGTTGTAGAGCGAATGCCCCGTCGCGCTGACCCGCCCATTGCTCGTACGTTGGTACAGCCCCAGCGGCAGCGTGGAAATTGTTTCAGAGATGAGCCTCGCGCATGCCCAAACCGTCGACAATCGAAGCACCGACTGCTCGTTGACCTGCTGGCCAGCGGCCCGAACACCAAACTGCGCCCAAAACTCGGCGGTCGTCAGATCGGCAGGCACCCCAAGCCAGTTCAACAGCGCGGCCTTGATGCGGCCGGGCTTTGCCTTGGATTTCATATGATGATGGGATCCCTGATAAAGTCTGCGAAGTCGCCTTCGTCATCGGCCGCCTCGGAGGGCATCACGCCCACCGCCATCGCCAAAGCAACCATCCCGTCAATGCGTCCCGACGCCTTCGACTTGGCGAATTTGCGGTTTCCAGCCGGATCCGACACCGCAACCGCGTTGGCCGCGCACATCGTCAGCACTGGGTGGTTCCCATGGCGGAGCTTTCGCGCCAGCAGCCGGCTTTCAAGCTCGCGAAGCGCCGGGCTCATCGATACAAAGCCCTGGCCGAACTCCTGGAACCGGGCAAGCTCCTCTTCCGTGAACCCGGCTCGCTCCAGCCATGGCCGCAAAAAGCGCATGTTGTAGCGGTCGAACCCGACCGCCACGACATCGAACGTGTCGAACACCTCGCGCAATCGGTGGGCGACAAACTCATACTCGATCGCGCGTCCGGGTGTCGTCTCCAGGTACCCCTGGCCTGCCCATACGTCATACGGCACTCGATCGGCCCGCGACTTTTCGGCCAGGCCATCACCGGGCAGCCAGAACGTCGGGTAGACGTCACCGTCCTCCGAGACCAGCACCAGCGCCGTCAGGTCGGACACACTCGAAAGGTCCAATCCGCCGTACACCCGCTGCCCGCCCGGGGGCTCGGGTTCCTCCCCGTTCTCTTCCCAGATCGCCCTGGCAATGAACGGATTGGCGGACTCGACCCGCTGGTTCAGGATCAGGTTCCGATAGGAGGCCTCGCGGCTCGGCAGCCGCCTGGCGTTCTCCGCCTGCTTGAGCACCTCCGCCTTGTTCATGAAGACGTCGTAGTGAGGGTTCGCTGCCCGAATGGCCTCCTCGGAGAACGGATTCAGCTCCATCGGCGCCGTGTAAAGCGCCACCTTGATGGTCGGATCCGCACCGGATAGCGCATCGTCGATCAGGATGCTCAGCAGATCCCCATCGGTCGGAGCCTGCGTGCTGATGACGATCGACAGCGGCTGCTCGTGGGCCGCTGAGGCGGTCTCGATGGCCTCGTACAGTTCCGACCGCGGCCCCTTGACCTGCCCCAGCTCGTCATGCACTGAGAACACCGGGCTCAGGCCGTAGGCCGTCGACGCATCGGCGGACAGTGCCCGATAGACAGTCCCGAGCTCCGGACACACCAGCATCTTTGTCGAGTCCTTGACCTGCACATACTCGTACAGGCTCGGCGACATCCGCACCACCTTCGAGGCATACCCGAACAGCACCGCAGCCTGATCCCTGGACTGCGCAGCGCTGTACAGCTGGCTGTTCGGTCTCGCCTCGGGCCCGCACAGGTGCAACAACAGCAGGAACGCGCTCGTTGCCGTCTTCGCGTTCTTCCGGGCCATCGAGAGGATGAAAAGGCGCGTCGGCGTATCGTAGATCGCCTTGATCCACTCCTTCTGCGCCTTCGTCAGCTTGACCGGCTTCCCGACCAGCTTTCCCTCTGGGATCAGGCAGTGCTGCTCGATCCACCTGATGTTGCGGTCGCCCCGCGTCAATCTCTTGGGAGCTCCCACGGCTTACGTGCCCTTGCCTGGTTCCTGACCGCTCGTCCCACCGTTTTCGGATCCGCCGTTGCCTGGCGGGTGATGCGCAGCCTCGTCGCCAGCGATGATGCAGCACGCACTTCACGCTCCTGCATGGCCAACAGCCGGTCGTAGCGCTTTAGACCGTCGTCATCCGCGAGCCAGGCACGATCAAAATTCAGGATCTCGTCCGCCAACAGGCGTGCCTGCACGACATGGCGGCAGTACATCTCAAGCAGCGGTGCGTGAACTGGCGTAAATGCGTCGGCCGGCTGATCGTCGACGGTCTGAAGCCAGACTTCCCGCTCTGCGTCAGTCAACGTGACCGGCGGAGGCAACCGGTCCGACCTCCCTATGGGCGCAACGAGGGTGGCAGCCTGCAAGGATGCCGTCGATTTTCTGCCTCGTTGAGCCACGATTTACTTTTTTTCTGGACGTTTTTGAAAAGAAACTGGGCCGCGCGGTGTCCAGCCGCGCGACGCCAGACTTTCGACCCACCCCTCCCCTCGGGAGGCCCGGGCGGTCCTGCCCGTTGCGCCGCCGCTACATTTCGCCCTCGGGCCAGCCATCGAGCCCGATTCGCGGCCTGTACCGGACCCCGAGGTCCTCCGCCGTCTTGGCCTGGTGGCATGCATGGCAGAGGACCTGCAAGTTATCGGGGTCGTTGGTCCCACCCTTGTGCAAGGGGACGATGTGATCGAGCTCGAAGCCCTGCGGGTAATCGGTGAGACGTCGGCACCGAGCACAGTGCGGATCTTGTGCCCAGATTTCCAGTCGCATCGCCTGCCTGCGCCGGCCACCAATCCGCTTTGTCGGCTCGGGCTTCACTGCTTTCGACGTGCCGCGCGCAGACGCTCGGTCATCAGCGCGATCATGCGAAGGAATCGCTCCCTGCGTCGTCTGCAAGCGCTGCATGCCATCTCACCCACCAAACAAAAAAGCCCCGCTGCTTTCGCAACGAGGCGTAAGGGTTGTGGGGCGCTTCCCGACAGCACCAGAGCCGTCCCAGAACATACCGGCCCTGTACCCCACAGGGAAGCCAACTACCGGAGGAGGAGGAGACGCGCCAAAGCAGTGGCCAGCAATTGGCTTCCCTGCGTAGGCTGCGGAGACAACTTCGCAACCTACAGGAATCAGTCTATATGTGTGAACACTCCAGCTCAACGTGTGTACGCAACTTTCCCTCGTATCCGAGCAGGTAGGAGCCGCCCATCTTGTTGGCCAGCTCCTTGTGTGCGAACTCGACGTGGAAGTAGTACACCCTAGGCTGGATACCCAAGCGCCAGGCCTTCGTCTTTGCTGGCCCCGGCCAGATATAGTGAGCCGTGATCACCGCCCGCATATCGGGGTGCAGCTCGCCGATGGCGACATCAAGCCTGCGGATATCGTCATCGGCCAGGAACACCTCGGGGTCGGCTCGCCTTTGCCCATCGACCCGCATTTGAGCGAAGGTGGCTTCGGTCGGGTATCCAAGCGCTGCTCGATTCTCCCGCGCCTTCAGCTCGCCCCACTCCGAGAGCAGAATTTCCAGGTTCGTCCTACGCTCTGCCATCGCCCTCTTCTCCAAACAACTCCTTCAAACGCCTGAGCGCTTCGTCGGCCTGCTCCTTCCTACGATTCTCCGCCTGCGCCCGCCTCTGCTCATGCGCCTCGATGCGCTCCATCACCTCTGCGGGATCCCGATAGCGCCACTGCTCGTAAACGGCCATGCTCAGAACTCCTCCACTGCCCAGCCGCCACCGTCCTTCTTCGGCTTGGCTTTCACCGCCAGGAAGCGAAACGGGTACATGTCGGCAGCGATCTTGATCTTCACCCTGGCGTCGTCCTGCCAGAATCCCTTGACTTCGTGGCATTCGATCTGGCCGTTGGCGCGCATGACGGCGAAGTCAGGGGTGTAGAAGGTGCTGTCCGCTAACCGAAGTTTTAGCCCTTCGAACTTCACCCAGAGCACTTCCCCCGCGGCTTTGAGCGCCTCCAGATACTCCGCATACGCAGCCTCGGTGCGGTTCATTTGGCCAGTCTTCATCCTGCCCAGGGCCTGGATGCGTTGCCTACCCGTCATGCGGCCTCCTTTTCCTTGCGGGGCAGCAGCACCACCTCAGCTACGGTGTCGGCCCGGGTCATTGCGAGCGCCGGTCGGTCGGACCCACCGAGCAGAACCTGCTTGGCCACCTCCGGCTTGCCGATCAGCATCGGGGGCTCGCAGGCAAAGCCATACCGGCTGTTCTCGGCCTCGGCGATGCCCAGGAGCTTTGCCGGGTACTCCGGAATCTCGTTGCGGGCCCGGTATCCCCGGTAGCGGTTCTCGAACTCCTTGGCGACGAAGGGCCATTCGTCCTCGGTCTTGCCGCCAAGCATGATCCAGCCGCCCATGTCCTGAATCACCCGGTGGATGATCGGATCGTCGAACACCACGGACCGGTAGGTGCCGCATTGCCGCACCGCTTTGTCGACCTTGGACCAGGCAACCAGCGCGGCGTCCCGGGTCGAGCCCTGCAGCAGCTTCACAATGTCCGCAGGCTTCGGCATGAACTGGCCGTTGTCCGGGTTGATCGCATGGCGGTTCAGGGCGTCTCGAACCGCCACCAGGTCAAACGGCTTGCAAGCCTCCCACCAGACGCTGATCGCGAATTCGCTCGTGTCCTGCCGGTAGAAGGCGTACACAGCGCCAATCAGCTTGGCAAAGTCTTTCCGGTCGGCTTCGGTCATCCTGCACCTCCTGTGGCAAAACGCATGGCAATCTCGAGGTTTTGGGCTTCTAGGGCTTCCTGGCGATTCATGGCCGCTCCAGGCGCAGCGCGCGGTTGCTGCTGCACCCAGGTGGCGTCAAAGCCTTGCCATCCCCGCTCGACGCACTTGCGCAAGGCCTGGCTCAGCGACCAGCCGATCGATGCGGCTTCGCGCCTGATGCCCTCCAGGGCGATCGGAGTCAGCGGCGCCCGCTTGCGGTTCCGCAACGCGATGAAAGCCTCGGAAACGTCCTGCTCCACGCCCTCGGCTTGCAGATCAGCCACCGTCAGCGTGGGGGTAGAACTGCGGCTCCCCCGCTTGCGGGGGGGTTGGGGGGGGTCTTTACTCTGTTCTGTATCTGTTCTGTTCTGTATCTGTTCTAGGGCGTTACTGGAACGTTGCTGTAACGTTTCATCCGTTTCGCACTCCTGTTTCCGGCGTTCGCGGTACCTGCGAACCCGCGCCGTGCTTGAATCTGAAGCGTATTGCCGCTTGCTCCAGTTGCGCAGCGTCCAATCCTCGTTGATGAATCCCTTGCGCAAGAAGAGCGCTTTGGTCTCGGCGAGTTCGTCCTCAGAAATGCGCAGTGCAAACGCGATTGCGGTTTCTCTCTCCGTTTCATGAAACGTTTCAATGCCGTTACTGCATTGCAGGCAGAACAGCATGACCAGCCGGCGCTGCATCGCCTCGGGCATCATCTGCACCTTGGGGTCTGTCGCGAATTCCGCGTACAACCGGAACCAATCCATTACTTCTCTCCTCCTGCTAGCCCTGCAACCCGCAAGGCATCCGGGTGTACGGTCTTGCCTTCGTCAACCAGGATCTCGACGCAGGTGCGCAGCAGCAGCATTTGGCTGCCGTATGTTGCTTCGAATCTGGCCTTGTAGGGATGAACGGCGATCAGACCAGAGGCGCCGGTGCCGTCTTGATGGTGGCCAGCACACAGCGGTAGCACCTTCCAGTGCGCGTCTGCCTTGGTGCGGCCGTCGATGTGGTGAATCGAAACCTGGTCGTTGCGGATACCCGATAGCCAGCAGGCGATGCAGCCAATGCCGGCCATCATGTCGTGGAAGCGCTTCTGCTCGGCTGTTGGATTTCGGCCTTTCATGCTTCCACCCATCCAGGAATCTCGAAACGCTCGGACCACACCACGCCCTGCTCCGCGCCGAACGCCAGGACGAACTCGATCAGCTCGGACATTTGCCGAACCGTCATCCTGGAGGTTCGCCGGCCGAGCATGACGTAGCCTCCGCGCACGCCCTGCGCCATGCGCTGCTCCTGGTAGAGGCTGGCGGTCAGGATGTCCTTCCATTCCTCAGGAGTAAGCCGTTCCAGCCGGCCATTCACCGGCCACTGCACTTGGGCGGCGATGTCAGAGAGGCAAGCCCAGAGCTTGGCGTTCTGCTCCAGGTTGCGAGTCGGCTCCTGGGGCGGGGTGAAATACCAGCCCTCCGGTGCCTGGCGCACCAGCTCGTGGCACAACTGACGGGTCGCTGCGGTGATGCGGAGGCGGCGCATATCAGTCGACCATGCCTTCGATGCGCTGCGCCACAGTCGCCGCGGCGCTCTGAACGTCGCGCTTTGCCTGCTGAATCGCCGCCAGTTCGTCCTGCGTAATCTTCCCGTCGGCCAGGGCGGAATGGATCGCCTGCATGAACTGGCCGTTGGCAACGCCGAGCGACACGACCTGCTCCAAGACCGACATATCGCTCTGGTCCCCTTCGGGTGGGCGAACCAGGAGGTAGCCGCGGGAGTGAGCCCAGGCGCGCAGCATGCGGTCATCGTCTGTGATGTCGACGATCCGCACCGCCTCTGCGAGCGTCAGGTGGTGCGTGTCGTTGTTCGGATTCACTTTGTTGCGCAGCACTGCGGGCGATATACCCACTCGTGGGCCAAGGGACTCGCTCCCTCCGGGATAGTCATGGACAGTGTGATAGGCGGCGTCGGCGATGTTCATTGACAGGGACTCCGAACGTTTTTCTCTTGTCGTTGCGCTTCTAAGATGCGCACATGAGCTACTGG